CGACCGACCCTCTGGATCAAGGTGGACTTGTAGGAGCTGGGGCGCAGCAGAACGAGGCACGAGGTGGGCGTATAGTCATAACCCTCTGTGAGTACGGCGACATTGACCAGCACCGTCACATCGCCGGTTTCATAGGACGCCAGCGTGGACTGACGTTCGGCAAGAGTCATCTCGCCATGAACCACAGCGGCCTTCACCCCTGCTGCAATGAATGCATGACAAACCGCATAGGCGTGATCGACCGTGGAGGCAAAGGCAATGGTCTTACGACGGGCGGCATGCTCCTGCCAGTGCTGGACCACCGCCGCATTGACAGGCGTGGTGTTCATGATCGACGCCACGGCGTTCATGTCGTAGTCGTCGGTCAGTTTGCGCACACCGTCGAGTGCGTCGCGGGTGCCAACGTCCACCACAAAGGTACGTGGCGACACCAGGTGGCCGGAACGGATCAACTCCCCCAATCGGATCTGATCCGCGACGTTGGAAAACACTTCCCGCAGACCTTTGCCGTCGCCGCGATTGGGCGTGGCGGTCACGCCATAAATCAACGCATGCGGGTTTTTGGCGAGCACGGAGTCGATGACCAGCCGGTAAGTCGGCGCTGCGCAGTGGTGGGCTTCGTCGATCACCAGCATGTCCAGCGTGGGCATCTGCTCGAGGTTGCGCGCCAGGGTTTGCACCATGGCGAAGGTGGCCTGACCCGACCACGATTTCTGGTGGGCATCGAAGATCGAAGTGCTGACGTGCGGATTGACGCGGCCAAACTTGGCCAGGTTTTGCGCAGTCAGCTCATCCCGATGAGCCAGAACACACGCCTTGGCATCCGGGTGTTGCAGAAACTCCCCGGCCGTGCCGGACAGGCATATCGTCTTGCCTGCACCGGTCGGTGCCACGCCGAGGGTGTTGCCATGGGCCTTGAGAGCCGTGACGCAGCGGGTGATGAACTCCCGCTGCCGAGGACGCAGCATCATGGGAAGACCTCCTTATTGCGCCCAGGCGGGACGGGTGGGCACGGCAGGGGCAGATGGGGTGGCACTCTGCGGCGCAGCGGACGCGGGACTGGACATGCGCACCAGTTGCCCCATCAGGGCCGCGCATTCCTTGTGATCCGGCTGTATGGCAGCCTTGATGACGTTCTTGTCGTCGCCGTTCTGATCCTTCTCAACATCGATGCGAGCAACGAACTCCACGCCATCCAGATCGGCGAAGCCCTTGATGCGGCGCGCGCTTTGCGCCTGCGGTGAGTTGTCGGCCGGGTGAATGCCGCGTGCTGAATTCAGAATGGCGCGCAGAAAACTGCGGCCGATGTTGGTCCACTCGGGGCCCTTGGGACTGGACAGGCCAATCAGCCCGAACACCACGCGTTTGGCAAACGGTCCCTCCAGAATGGTGAACTTGGCGTTGAGATAGATCGCACCGGTCTTGTCGGAACGGGTCGCGTAACCGCCAGTCCAGCCTTGGCTTGGATCGTCATACCCACCCGGGCGAATGGCCATGATCACCTTGGCCAGGGTTTTGGGTGGGATCAGGGCGTACTCGCGCTGGTCTTCGGCATCGTTGAAGTCATTCCAGGCGGCGTTGTTGCTGTAGCTGTTCATGAATACTCTCCTGCTTATTGCGCGCGCGGCGCAGTGATCTTGGAAATGAGGCGGCCCAGATGCGGCTCCTCGACGACTTCCAGTCGTCCGGAACGGTCTTTGGCGGGGTAGCCCCAGGGGTTGATGTGCTGGCAGACGAAGGCGCGATAAGGGGTACCGTCATCCGACTTGAGCACCACCATCGAGATGACCTGATCGACAATGCCGGGCAGTTCCAGCGCGGCTTTGGAGCCTTCGATCTGAGGGCTGAACACCTTGCGGTTGAAGTCATCGAGCTTTTCGTCGAGGATCCCGACCAGCCAGATGTCCTTGTCACGGACATGCTGCAACTGGGTGAGCCACCCGACCAGTTCGCTGGCATGCAGGCCATAAGCACCACGCGTGTCGGGCTTGCCGGTTTTTTCGGAGAAGGCCTGCGGCTGCCCCTTGGCCCACTGCAGACACAGCCGCCCCGCAACCGTGATCGAGTCCACAAAGATCAGCGAGTACTTGGCCAGCATGGCGGGATCGCCATACAAGGCACACACTTGGTCGTAATGCGCCTGGCTGTAGGACTGGTCGTCACGCAGCGCGGGGTTTGGGCCACCGATGTAGCAGGCCAGATCGCGGCATTCCTGCCAGGTGCGTGGCCGCACGCTGTCGCCAGGCCAATCCAGCACGGCCAGATCGCCAGCCTCCAGGTCAATGAACAGGGTGCGGGTCGCATCGGCGGTTTTGAGCAGCGTGGTTTTGCCCACACCTGATGGCCCAAGAATGACGCCCTTGGAGCCACGCTTTTCTGCGAGGCGCTGCTCGGCGGTGATGAAGGGAAAGCTCATATCAAACCTCCCCACCAAAGATCTCTGTGACCTTGTCCGTGCCGAGCGCGCCCCGGGCGCGGGCCAGATCGTGCAGGCGGCGCAAGGAATGCAACTGGCAGGAGATCTCAGACGAGCGGGCTTCCAGGCCCTGGATAGCGAAGGCCAGGTCATCGACGGATGCCTGATCGAGGGGAAGGCGGTCGATGTCGGTCTGCCCGGCGTGACCCGGGACGCGGATGGTTTCCGGCAGGTCCGACAGGGACAAGGTTTTTTTGCGCAGGGATTCGATGAGGTTTTTGAACATGGTGATTACTCCGAAAGCAGGGCGAGACGGAAGCTGGGCTTGCCCACCTTCACGGTTCGTGCGGGAATGAATTGCTCGCGCAGGGCACTGGCCCAGGCGGAGAACTTGGTCTCTGAGACGCGATAGCTGACGTCGATAAATTCGCGGGGGTTGTCGCCATTGGCGGCAATGCGCGCATCTAGGTTGGCCAGCAGCGCCTGATCCCACTCGACCTTCTTGGGCAGGTCAGCGGTGATACGCACTTCGCCGTCGTCGAAATGCACGACGCCGCTGTCTTTGCCGGCGACCTGGCGTAGGTGCTTGGCGCGCTCGGCATACTTCAAGTTCAGGGCGTGTTCGATGTGATCGACTTCAGCCTTGGCAGTGGCCAGGCGGTCGGCGACCAGCGTCTTCAGCTGGAACAGGCTGCGGGCATCGAACGCGGCCAGTTCGGTCGCCGGGATGGACAGCAAATCCTCGTGTGGAGGGGGTAGATGGCGTTGGCTCATGCAACACCTCCGGCCATCACGCGCGACGACGTGCTGCTGTGCAGACTCCTCGCCTCGTACTCTTCGATGTCCTCGACGCGGTAGAGGACGCGGCCCTGCAATTTCAGGTACACAGGCCCGATACCGGCGGATCGCCAGCGCTCGAGCGTGGCCTCCGCGACATTCCAGCGCTCAGCCAGTTGGCGCTGATTCAGGTGTTTGACACTCACGTTGATCTCCTTTCAGGTGATTGCGAAAACGTGAGTGCAGTTTGGGATTCAGGGGGTGGGCAAACCGGTGGGCAAGGTGGACGCAAAAGGTGGGCAGATCAGGCAATTGCTGCCCGTGCCAGCATCCAGATGAAAAAAACGCCTGCAGTGGGCGCAGGCGGACAGATGAGGGGCCGAAGGTGAAGAGAACCTGTTTCTGCCGTGATCAGGCCATCGGCCGAAACCCCAGCAACCGTCGCTGC